AGAAGTTGGATCATTTCCCTCAGTAGCTCTATTAGCTGCTGCTGCGGTCAACGCATCTGTCTGCCATTCAAAGTAAGTATTCTCAGCAGTCTCACGACCACAACCACTTAGGAACGGTGTCTCAGTTGGCGAAATATTATATATGATATTACTGAGGTCTTCCCTGATGCCTATAGCACCATAGGTTTCCCTAGTATTTAAAGGAATTGCCATATAATATTCTCCTATTAAAGATCAACGAAATCCTCAAATAAACCAATCGCGTCATTGACGTGACCAGATTGTTTAAGGCGCTTCATTTTAGTATGACGCACAGCCTTATTACTGGCAGACTTCTCAACACCTTTCCCACTCTTCACAACCTTTACATTCTTTTTAACTTTCTTGGTTTTTAGATTCTTGGCTGTCCTTTGGGAATCTTCCCATGCTTTAGCCTTCATAAGAATAATGATAGAACGATGGTCAAACAATTGTTTAACCTCTTCATCATTAAAACCATTAGAGTTGGCAAAGTTACGCAGTTCAGCAGCAATTGCCTTCTGCTGCTCTGGAACACCCCAGGCTGGTATCAATTGTACCATCTTGGTGTATTCTTCTTGCGCCCAGTTGTTGAATTGTTGTTGATGCTCTTGAGCCTGATGTTCATTCTCTTGAGCGTGTGCCTGTTGCAGTTGCTGTATATTAGCTTGGGCTTCACGATAATCATCCCGTTTAGTAAGGTACTCTTCCTTATCTTCCGCTTTCAATCGTTCCCAATCTATATTCTGATATTCTTTTAGCGATGCAAGATTTAACTGTGCTGCACTTGCCAAAGAACTAATATACTGCTGTCGAGCCTCCTGAGTCTTAGCAACTTCTTGCTGGTAAAACTGACCAGCATCTTCGAGTTGTTTCCGATACTCACTTAACTCTTGCGTCTTACGTGTATAATCCTGTTGTCGAGAGTACCCCTTTAAGAGTTCTTCTTCAGTAACCTCATAATCTTTGCCGTCTACTTTAACAGCATATAACTGAGGTGTGTCGTCCTCCTCCTCAACGGTTTCTTCTTCGACTTCGGATTCTTCTGAGTCCTCCTCCTCTACTTCAGATTCTTCATCAGATGCTTCCAATGCTTCCTCTTCTGCTTCGGTCGATTCTTCAACGTCCTCTACTTCTTCTTCAGACGTTTCGGCTTCTTTCTTTTTAGGTGTCTCCTCTGCAGGTTCCGTTAAAGATAGAAACGCTTCTTGTGCTTCCCTTATGCTTCCTTCTGGAAGAGTCGGGAGTACTGCTGGTTGCGGGGCTTCTTGCGTATCCGCCATAATAAACTCCTTGTTAGATAAATGGATGTTGCTCTTTAAGAACCTTGTTCATATGTCCAGTTTCAACTATGGATTTTAAATGACCATGTATTCTATCGAGCAGTCTCATTGCAAGCCAGATTGATTCTCTAGCTTCAACTTCTGTAGAACCGCTGACATTCCAGCGATTCATTAAATCTTCTTTTATTGCATCAAATGCCTCATTAAATAATGGGTCATTTAAAAGTGAATTTGCTCTTCCTTCCCTTTCTTCTGGTGTCATGTGGCTCCTATAGCTACGGCTCTCTTCTGTTCTCTTTCAAGATTAAGTTCTTGTTGTTTTAAACTAGAATCAATTTGCATCTTCTCATATTCCTGTTGAATCTTCTGCGCCTTTAGCTGAAGCTCACCTGCTTTGATCTCTAGCTCTTGCTTCTTTATTTGATTCTCCATCATAGCGGATTGGTCTTCGGGTGAAGGCTGTTGCTGCTGAGGTGGTGTGTTTGCTGGGTTAGTTAAGAAGTCATCAACATTCTGGAAGCCCATCGCTTTAACTAATGAGGCTCCAAGATTGTACATATTCTGCTCACTGACTATTTTTAATCCACCCTTCATCGCCTCTCCTGCGAACTGGAGCATCCTCGAAAGGTGAGCCATCTGCTGGTCTTTGTTACCACCACCCAAAGCAACTGAAACAGTGCAATCAAACTTATCATTCCAAACATCAGGACGTACAGGAATCCACTGATTGCGTAACATAACAACTCTTTCATGGTCTTGATTCTTCATAAGTAATTCATAGATGGTAACCATCAAGTCTTTAACACCAGTCTCAGCAAAGTTTCTAGCAATCAACTCTACCCGACTCTGTGATGCTCCCATTACTGCATTCACAGCCGTTGCCGTAGTATGAGATGTTAAAGCATTCTCATTTAATCCTTGCGACATTCGAGATACGCCAGCCCTAGATTCCCTTACACTATCAAGATACTCTAACATCTGGAATGAGTAAGGCTCTAACGCTGGAGTAGCTAAAGGTGTGACTGCATTGGGTGATTTGACTCTTACAACTCCACCGGGTCGTTGTGTAAGAAGATCATCAAGGTTAGCCTGACCCTCTAAAATTGCATACCTACCAAAGTTCTGGTTATACATATTATCCATGAGGTTACGCATAAGCGTACTCTTCATCAATTGAAGATCCATAACTAGATCAGCTATAGATAATCCAAAGAACTTATGTGGGATCTTTATTGGGGTAATGGAAACAAATGGTGCTGAATCAATAGGCTCATTCTCAAGAATGGTTGAGCCAACAACACAAACTTTTCTTAGCTCTGCTATACCATCTCCATCGTAGTCTGTTCTAAGGAAGCATTCATGTAACCAATAGTTTCTTAAACCTTCGTCACCATATTCTTCTCCGCCCCATCCTTCCCAGTATCGGGCAGACTTATCGTAAGCATATCTCTCTAACCTTTCGGCAGAGAACTGCGTCATGTCATCGTCACCAGCACCTAACTCATCAGGATCTAAATCCTTATCGGGGTACATCTCCCTTAAGTCTGATAAGGTTCTCTCTACTCTATGACATATGAATCTAGCATCCTGTATGCCTTTGGACTCTCTTGAAATAAGGAACTCAGAAGGTGGAATATTTTCTATCTTTACTCTGCCAGTTTTTCTGGTTCTACTAATGACTACATCATGGTATGCAACAACACCCATCGCTTCATCTTCTTCTACATATTCTTCATGTTCTATTTCTTCAACATCTGGATTCCCAATAAGAATCTCATACTCCATCATATCAAGATGAGTATACTCTTCTCGCTGGGGTTCATCGTAATCATCCCACCAGACCTTGACTATACCATTTTTACTTAAAAAGCATCAGTAAACCATGAGTAAAGAATCTCCCAACCGGGATTATCTTTAGTAAAAACGTAATTAACATAATCCGTAGCCTGATCTGCCATCTGCACATCTTCGGGGCCATGAGGTGTAAACTTAACCATCTCATCGCCTGAAGCGAATACCCTCATTAAGGAAGGTTTAATCCATTCAATCGTATCCTGCACTGTAGAGTCTACATACTGTGATCTACCTTCAACCTCATTACCAAAGGGAAGGCTGTAGTAATACTCCATAGCCGTTTCTCTCTGTTGAGAGATGGTATCACCCATATACCCAAGCGAGTCTGTTATCTCGCCACGTATCCTAGTAATTAGTTCGTCTTCTGATGTTTGAGCCATTAAACTATTCCATAATCCTTATAATTAACGTCCTGTGTCCATGCTGGATCTTTTCCAGATACAGCAAATCGTTGTGATTGAAATGCATATCGTGTTGCAGACATAAGATCATCCCTTATGGGAACAACCTTATTAAATTTTCTGTGATACATTCTGAATTCTTCAAACCAATCTGAAAGAGTTGAGAAGACTTTAAACTTATCACCCTCTATTGACTGAAGCATTGCCATCAGCCCCTCCTCGATAGAGTTGGAGCCTTTATTAACCCCCAATGCAGGGGGATTAGAAAAATGTTCTAATAGGAAGTTACAACCTAAGTTCCTATATTGGTCAGCCAAGCCCGGATTTCCCATGCTATCCCTGCGATTGCCGTCATGCGGGTAGGCTATGGGTATAAAATGCGGCCTTGTCTTGATGTTCTCTGAATGTACAGCAGGACTGGCCTTAGACGCTCTATAGCAGTCATATATGTAGAATATGTCCTCATCTCGGTCAATTGCACACCAAACTACNGCTGTTGGATGATCCCATCCGAAGTCTATTGCTGCTATTCTAGGCCAATGATCCTCAATATGTACTGGATCTGTTATAATNTTCTCTTCCCCAAGGGGGAATACAAGCCCAGAACCTATAGATGGTCTACCATTTCTCCTCATTTCCCTCTCATGAGGTGAATAAGAGGAGAGAATCTGCTGCATAACGTCTTCATTAAGGTGACCGCTCTCACCATTCATGCTCTTAACTGTCTCAGATGCGTCATCCCATGTCGCATTTACTAATGATTGTCCCTTTTGGAGCCTGTTTATAAAGGATGCTACTGTCTCAGTCATACCGCTTTCCGGGGTAAAGGTCATATAAACCATNCCTTTNCGGTCTAATGTCCTTGTTACAGCCTGACTATAGATATCTCTTGATGGTTCNTCGTCTAACCATATACAATCCACACTACGTCCCTGCCATTTCTCTACACCCATCTCGTATGCTTTGAAGAATAAAGAAGAGTTCCCACCGGATACATGCTTTACAAGGGCTACACTCTTAGCATTTGGTACTCCGGGCTTCCTTTCGGTCTTTATTATTAGATTTTTAGGCACTGTGCCTGACCCAAAGGCTTCTGGATCATCGGGGGAACCCAATAATTCGTACTGTACAATGTCTCTGGTGGTTTCGTTTGATATACCACCTGCCCATGCAACGATGGGTTGTCTAAATACTCTACCTTCCCACCATGAAGGGTATAGCCCTGTTAGATGGTAACTAAGCTCCATGCTTCCACAGTAAGACTTCCCTATGCGGTTAGCCGCCATCAGAAGCCTCTGGTTGGCCTCTGAGCCTGTTTTATGGAACTTTAGCTGGTAAGGGTAGGGGTCATAAGAATTGATCTTAGAATAGCGCTCACGCTGTCTCTGCTCCCTAATTAATTCTATAGCCCTAGTGTTTAATAAGCGCGTCGAGTTCTCTTTGGATTTCGTCATCAGACATTCTTTCTACTGTGGTCTGTTCTATTCTCTCTATAGGTTTTAATCCTGCTCTATCCAGTAAGTCCTTGATAGCTCCTAGTCGTACCGAATCGCTTTCCGAGTCTCTCGCCAGTTCCGATAACCACTTAATACTCGAAGGTACATGGTCTGCCAATACTTTTTGAGTCTGCTCATTGATTTCCTTTCTTAAAAGATTCTTTAGTTCATAGCCTTTCTGTTTAGCTGTCTTCTGTGAATAGCCAGCCTCGATTGCAGACTTGGTAGCATTACCTGTCTTACTGTAGATGTCTATGAATTTGTCTTGTCGCTCTGTCATTAGATGTCGTAAAGCATGTGAGATGGTGGCAAAACTGCTCTTCCCGCTCTCGAATAACCTTCGTTTAAAAGATCCATCAAATCTTTGTGTCTTGCTTCGAAAATCTCTTCCTCGGATACTCGCGGAACGAGTTTAGTTTTTGCCTTGGTTTTTGTCTTAGTTTTTGGTGGGGTAACTGCCCTCTCTCTTTCCTTTTCCCTGTTTGCCCGTGCTCTTTCATCAGCTTCTCTAGCCTGTCTCGCATTGGAGGAATCATCCTGTTCTGGCTGGGGTTTTGCTGGACCTCCAGGGCCGGGTTGCCCTACTCGACTCATGGAATCAATTAGATTGTTTATAATAAAATCGTCCGTATCTACCTCTGGTTCTGTAAAGCGAGCCAAAGATGCTACATTACCAAATTCATCTCTATTATAGGCAGGTCTTACTGGACCACCGGGACCAGGTTGCATACCTAATACTTCTTGCCAAGGACGATCAACATTAGGGTCGATGCCTAGTATGGTTCTCCAATCAATAGTATTTAGATTTTCAGTTGATGGTTCTTCTAAAAGAGATCCAGTCGTGGTGCCTATTGGATAAAGTGATGCTTCGGCTCTATCTGTCACAGTAAAGGCATCCGCTTCATTCCAATCTTCCCTACTTGGTGGTGGGAGATTCCAGTCAATCTCCTGCCCCTGAAATGGTGCTACTGATCCTTCTGGAAAAGTAACAGGTGGAAGAAAGGATCTAAGAGTGCCTGTATGTGTCTGACCTGTATTAGAGGGTTGCAGTGCGGGAACTAAAGGATCAACGCCAGGTTTTAAAAAGTTTTGAAGCCTGGATGTAGCTCTATTGTATAACTGTTGATTAGAATAATCATTAGGGTAAAGGTCTTCTGGCCCCATACCCATTCTTGGATCGGGGGATATTGGTTTTATATTACCAAAACTTTGATATGTATTATCAGGGGCAACTGGCCTTCGGGTTTCGTTAGGTAGATTTCTTCCCCAATTAAAATGTGGTGTCTCTGGTCTTGCTATGCCTTTATCAAGCATCCCCTGAACATCTGTAATGCCCATCTTAAAAAGATCAGTACCTCTTTCTTCTGCAAACACATCTCTTAGAGCATCATCATCATATTGATATCCTTGTTCAAAACCCATAGGACGTGCAATCTCCAACAAAGGTCTGGGCTTGGCTGCCCAATAATCTTCAGATCTCCACTTAGCTAGTTGGTTGTCTTCATTTCCTCTATCTAAAGCGTTATACCCTGCTAATAACGCCTGTTGGAACGGGTTGCCTGTAGCATAAGCGGCATGAAGAGCAGAATTGTGAATAGCAGCAGTCTGTGAATCATTCAACACAGTATCTTTCGGCAGTCCAAGTAAAGTCGGGTCCTCACCCCAGTCAGTAAGTCCTTCTAAGTTATAACTATAATCAGGCACATTAACACCTGGTAAGGCTTGACTTACTGTATGCTGTAGTTTATGAAATCCAAGTAACCCCCTTATATTTGCATCAGCAGTGGGGTTGGTCGTATCTATACCAAACGGCATAGGTACTTGGTCCGAAGCTCCTGATCTGATAGCTGCATTATTATCTAGGGCAGTTCGTACATTCCTAGACCAATTAGCTGGAGAATTTTCCCAATTAGAAGCGTCTAAAGGGGACCAGGGTGGAAAGAAGTCAAACGGACTTTGCATCCTTACCCCCAAATCGGATTCTCGGCTTAGATCTGAATACTGTGGTATGGAGCTGTATGTATCCCCCACCCTTTCTCCTAATGGTGCGTAACTAGATGGAGTTGGAATATTACCGTTAGCCATTCTTCTTTTTCTTTGCTTTCTTATAAGCCGCAATACCCTTCTTGGTATAAGAGTAATGTTTGGTCTTACCTGATTTAGTCTTTAGTTTAGGCATTAGTATTTCCTTTTATCTCTTCTTACGAGTCCTCTGGGTAATGTTTTACCTGATCCTATTAGGTCTGGTGGTAATGCTCCGCCACCACCGCCTCTCCTGCTGTGGCCTCTTATCTTATTCTGTAGCTCTTTAAATCCTGTAGATCCGGGTGGATTGTTACCCATAAACTCTTCCGCCAAAAGAACTTTTGCATCCTTTAGTGTGCGAGCATGGTCACGATATTCCCATTCCCAACCACCTAATTTCTCAGGATTAAAATTATCCACTTGCCAATCTTTTGATTCTAGATCCTGCGTTACCCTAAATTTTTTACCATCAGGAGTAGTAAATTCATATTCCCCAGCAGTAACCTTCTGTGAACGCATATATTTTATAATAAGTTCCCATGCGGGGTTCATTAGATATTCCTTATGTTACCTTGGATTACCCTCCGCTGAGTGGGGAGGATATATATATATATAAAAAAATATAGTGGGGGTGGGGCCCCGCTATAGGCTCCGGAGGAACGAGGAGCCTTATAGTAGGCGAATCCCCGGGACGGGGTTCGACATTGCTGTTAGTGTGGGCTGTAGGAATAGATGGGGCTGGAGAGAATCGACAGCCAGGCCTTTAGGCCCGGATCTGAAGGATCCGGCAATGGTTTGAACTGACATGTGTGTGTGGGGGAAGGATATACCAAACGGAAGGAGTTGTTGCTGTAGATATATAAAGATGTATAGTTATAGTCTTATCTGTTATCTAGCTATAACATGACTTATCCACATATCTGTCCCGTTGTATCGGGCAGGTTTGTGGGTAAGTGATGTATAGATAGTTGCTGTTAACAACGTTTGATAATGAGGTAAGCTCTCTATCTTGCCGAGATTCCCAGCAAGAGGGGAGAGGATATTATTCTCCAAAGGCCATGAATAAAAGTAACACTTTCTCTCTACCCTGTGATAGAATTCTGTACATGGAATCAATCAATACAACAGGAGCAAATATGGACATGTCTACAGCAATCGATACTCTCTTATCAATGCGCGGTCGTATCCTCGTAACTCAGGCATTAATCCTCGCGGTCGAGGAGTTGTCTAAGGTGGAAGGCGTCCACCGTCAGGTCGGCAACATTGCCGATATGCAGTTAATCTTAGATAGCGACTTCGCTATCGATACGCGGGATTGATCCGTCGGGCTGGCATCCCGTCACCACTGCCTAAACCCTCAACAGGAGATATATCATGAAGTCAATAATGGAAATGTTTAACGAAGTAGCAAATAACAATGACAAGGAATGGTTACTTAGGTCACTCATCAACCG